TCAAGTGCGTGAACGTGAGATGAATAAGAAAATTGCAGAGGTAGACACTGTCGACGTTTCCGAATTCTCGACGATGGAACTTGCTGAGCTAAGCAAAGAGATCGAAGATGCAGAAGAAACGTAAACCGGCAGTTCAAACTGCTGAGACCCTAAGCTTTCGCCCAAATCCTGGACCGCAGGAATGGTTCGTTAGTTGCCCGATTACAGATATTTTGTATGGTGGCGGTCGCGGCGGTGGCAAAACTTATGCGGTGCTACTCAAATGGCACGTTTATGCAATGCAATGGAAGCAAGCCGCACAGGGGCTTATTCTCCGTAAAACTTTCAACGAACTTCAGGACTTCCGAGAAAAGAAAGCAAAACGCATCCTGCCTCACTTTGGGTGGGAGTATAAAGTTTCAGAAAAGTGCTGGTACCACCCGAATGGTGCCACTTTGCGCGAAGGTTTCATTGATAAGAAGGACGATCACGAAAAATACCAAGGTCACGAATACACCTTCATTATCGTTGAAGAGATGGGTAACTTCGCTGAGCCCGATCAACTCGACTTGCTCAGAGGCTCTTTGCGATCGGCTACGGGTGCACCTTGCTTTTGGATAGCAACTGCCAACCCGGGTGGACCAGGGCACGCTTGGATCAAGAAGCGTTATGTAGATCCAGCGAAAGGCAAACCTCCTTGCACGCCTCACCAAGATCCAAACACTGGTGAATGGCGCGTCTACATTTTTGCTACTGCTTTGGATAATCCGGTCTTGATGAAAGGAGACCCGCGTTATCTCGCCAAGCTCAAAATCCTCAAACCGCACATGGTGCGAGCTTGGGTTTATGGCGATTGGGATGCGACGCCGAAAGGTCATATCTTTGAGCGAGAGTGGTGGAAATATTACGACTGGCATCCAGAAGAGGCTGGTCTACCGAAAATTGCGCAGGGACGAATTGAAGTGCCGCGCATCTTGCGCATAGTTCAAAGTTGGGATACAGCCTACGGAAGCGAAGAGCAGAATTCAAAATCAGCATGCACCACATGGGGTGTTGGTCATCGCGAGCTTTATCTTCTTGATTGCTATGCAGATCATTTGCAGTTTCCAGCTTTGTTGAAAAAGACCAAGGAACTCGCCACCAAGTGGAAACCTCAGCAAATTTTCATTGAAGGGAAAGCATCAGGTAAATCGATTGTTCAGATGATGCGCGACGAAACTCGACTACCAATTTACGAAATTTCTATCAAACCAGGCGATGACAAGGAGACGAGAGCCAAGGCTTGCACTCCATGGATTCAGCTCGGAAAAGTTTTGCTTCCAAGGGAAGCGGATTGGGTGCATTCTTTTATCGAAGAACTCGCGTCTTTTCCAAAACAGAAAAGCGACATCGTCGACTCGGTTTCTCAAGCGATCAATAAAATCGCTCACTTAGAAGCTCGAGAAGAGAAATTTGAAGAGCAGTATCAGGACATGAGACCAGTCAATATTTATGGCAGATAGAAAAGAGCTCTTCTCAAAATATGACTGGCCAGGTTGGGCGCGCACTAATCCGCGTTACATGCGCCTGACCGAACTTGATCTGTTTTTGGAAGGCAAAGCTTACGACCACCTGCCTTACTCTTTCAATAAAGAAGAGAAAGAGAACGGCGACATGATTTCAATTTATGATCGTCGTCCATCCGTTACCTACAACATTCCTGGAATGGTGGCACGCATAACGTCGCGCAAGCTTTTCGCGGGTCGACATGCACCAACGCTTTATCACAAAAACCCTAAATTTTTAGAGAAAATCAAAAGGTTAGTCAAAGAAGCCAAGCTCGGCGCATTGATGCCGTTTATTGTTCGCGCCGGCTCGGTGGGCTCAGCCTGCCTAACTTTTAAAGTCGTCGGAAAAGAAGCGAAGGCTCGGCTTAAGTGCGAAGTCTGGGCAGCGCGATGGTGCCAACCGACCTTCGATTTGTTTGGAGACTTGCACAAGCTGCGAATCGCCTATCCAGCTCCTGGCGCTCAATTCATTGAGAGTGGTTATCTTTTCGACAACAAAGACAAGAAAATCGATATAACTCAGCGCTACTGGCGTGTGTTCGATTTGGATCGCATGACTGAAGTCAACTACCAACCAATGTTGGAAAACACTTTCAATCCAGTCGACCCGGGAACCTGGGACCAGCTTGTTGAAGACAAAAAATATCGAATTGAGCACAACTTGGGCATCGTTCAAGCTTACTGGTTCCAAAATCTTGCTGGCGGTGTTGGCTACGATGGTGCCTGCACATGGGAAGATGCGATCCAGTTAACTATTACTTCCGACTATGAGCTTTCTCAGCTAAACCGTGGCGTGAACTATAACGCAGCGCCACAGATAGTCACTATCGGCAAGATGTTGAAATTTGCAGGAGATGCAGGCACTAGTCGATCGCCGGCAATCATTCTTCCTTTTGCGGCGCCACAAAGAGAAATGGATGGCTCAACCATCGGCGGCGGCGATGCCAAACTTCTCGAAATGCAAGGCGATGGTATCAAGGTGGGGTTGGAGTTAGCAAAATGTTTGAGAAAGCTGGCACTTGAACAAATCGGCGCCGGCAGAAAAGATCCAGACGAAGTCAATGGCATCATCACCGGTAAGGCAATGGAGTTACTTGACGAGGATTTTATTGATCTAACAAGCGAACTCAAGACAGCGTACGGTGAAAATGGCTACATCGAAGTAGTGAAACTACAAGCAACGGTCGCCATTGCCGCAAAGCATCCGATCATGGCTGGCGAAGATCCAAAAGAAGTTGATGGCTTGTCGCTTGTTTGGCCACGGATCTACGATCCAACCCCTCAAGAGGTTATGCAGCTGGTTCAAGGTATGTCTCAGGCTGTTGGTGGTACCAATTCGGCTGGACAATCGTCGCCTCAGATCGTTAAGCCAGACGACGCAACCGCTCTCCTTTACGCTCAAATCGACTTCCCTTCTAATAGTGAAAATCGAAACGAGCATGATGAATCCATTCAAACAGGCGCGACAGAGCTGCCAGACAAAGACCCCGATAATATCAACCCACCACTCGCGTCATAGGAGCAGAAATGACAATACCGCCTCCAGATTACCAAAATTCATCACCCACTCCATCTGGCGCTATTTGTTATGCCTATAACATGTACACCGGTGCATCCGGGTTGACTCCAGGCAACGCGGTAAAAACCGGCGGATGGAAAAATACCGAGTTGTTCTTAGGCAACAACTGTAATATCGACGTCGACGCTGGCGGCAATGCTTTGGGAGCCACCGTTGCACTTTACGGAAGCTGTGAAGAAAATCCAGCGCCTACAGGCGGAACTCAAATCGGCTCAAATATTGTTCTCACCGGCAATCAAATGATTCCGCTGACAAACGGCCCTTATCGTTGGGTTCGCATGGATATCGTTGCTTACACTCAAGGCGCGATCCAAGCCACCTTGTTCTGCGTCGCCCCATAATTTCACAAAAACTCAGGAGCAAATTTTAAATGAACGAAGAAGAAAGAAAAGCAGCAGAAGCCAAAGCTAAAGCTGACGCCGACGCAGCTGCTGCAGCTACTAAAACGCCACCAACTGTTGAAGAGCTGCAAAAAAGACTCGCCGATCTAGAATCTGAAAATGCGAAGGTCAAATCAGAAGCTGCAACTTATCGCCTTGAAAAGAAAGAACTAAAGGATCAGCTAACCGCTCTAGATAATGAAAAAACAGAAGCCGAAAAAGCTCGTCTTGTTGAAGCTGGTAAGCACGAAGAAGCTCGTAAACTCGCCGAAAAGCAACTAGCCGATTACAAAACAAAGTACGAATTAGATAAAAAAATGATGCTAGTCGAGAAGGTCGCGACCGAACAAGGCATTATTGATCCTATGGCAGTCAGTTTGATCAAGCTCGATAAGATCACCATTAACGATCAAGGCGAAGTGCAAGGCGTTGCTGAGGCACTTGCTGAACTGAAAACAAAAGCACCAAATTTATTCAAAGCACCAGTCGCTGCTGGAGCAGATGCAGCAGCAGCTGCTGCAGCGAATCCAAATCCAGTTTCAACTGGCAGCGCTGCTCAAAATCCCGCACCAGGAACACCAGGAGCGTCTTCCGTAGCAGCACTAAATGCAATCGATTATGCAGCTGCCAAAGAAAAAATGATCAACGGCTAAAACAAAATCGTTGACAAAAGAAAAAGTGCGGTTCAACAATGATGGCTGGACATGGATCCACGTGTGGGTTGCGCCTCACGCAAAAATAAAGAAGCGCTAGATCGGGACAAGGTTCCCTGTGAGCGTTGCGGCTCACAAAAATTTAAAACCAGCTAGATCGGGCCACGGCGCCCCTCGTAGACAGTTTTCTACTAGGAGGCTTTCATGCCGTTTACCGCATTGCCCACTTTTCTTCAACCATTGCAACAACAGGGCTTTCTACAAAGAGAGTTCCAACAAGCGTTGCAAACCAAGAAAGCTTATCGCCTTGGTGCGATGCGCGTTCCTGTTCCGACTGGTGTTGGTACTACTTTCACCCAAACTAAAATGGGTCGTAAAGCGCCAGCGATCACACCATTGAATGCTGCTAACCGCGTAGGTAGTCAAACTAACGGCATCACTCCATCAACTGGTGGCGCAGAGCAATGGACGTTCACTATGAACGAATATGGCGACGCTCGTCCACTCAACTTGATGGACCAAGAAACAACCATCAAACGTTTGTTCTTGGAAAACGCATATTTGACCGGGGAAGAAGGCAGCCAAGCTCTTGAATGGCTATGCCGAAACGCTATCCACAACGCTTATATGCAAGGTGATAGCTATGCTCTCGGTGGAGCTTCAACGACAGCCGTTCACTTGAATGACGTTCGTGGATTCCAAAACGTCATGTCGAACGGTGTTCTTGTGCCAGTAAGTACAAGCAATCCACTGACAGTTGTTGAGTCTGGTACTACACCGCAAGTTCTTTCTGTAACCAACTGTGTAGTCGATGGTTCAAACGTTAGCACGGCAGCTGCAGCAGGCGGTATCAGCGGTATCATCACTTTCGCCACTGCAACAACTCCGACAGTCAACGACAGATTCCTATCAGCTTCTGCCTCAGTAATCATTCGTCCGAACGGAAAGCCAACTACTGTTGCACTAACCGGTGGTGACACTCTCAAAGTTCAAAACGTCCTGGACGCTGCCAAAGTTCTGAATAAGAACGGTGTGCCTCGTTATCCAGATGGAACCTACCACTGCCCAATCGACTTCGACGGTATCGTTCAGTTGATGGCGGATCCTAGATTCCAAGCCGCTTGGATGGGTGCATACAACTCGAAAGAAATTCAAGAAGGTCAAATCTTGAAGTTCGGTGGTATCACATTCATCTCAACAACTGAAGCCATTATTCAAGCACCAGTTGGTGGTGTCTTGCAAACGGTTCACCGTGCTGTCGTGATGGGTTACAACTGCATCGCTCAAGCCGATTTCGCAGGTATGGCTGCTTCTATCTCAAGACTGGAAGGAACAGCCGGACATATCGAAATGGCTGAAGACCTTGCAATGGTGGTTAAAGCTCCAACAGACACCCTGTTGGAAAACATCACCCAAGCTTGGAAGTGGGTAGGCGACTTCGAAGCCACATCAGACAACACGACCAATCCAAGCGTGATGCCAACATCAAACAATGCCCTATTCAAACGTGGCGTTGAAATCGAATACGTTGGATAAACGTTAGAAGACTGAAGGGAGCGGCTCTTGAAAAAGGGCCGCACCGACTAATTTTCTTTAGGAGAGCTTATGCCACTTCAACCCGATCCAATTCCACCAATGCCACAATTCGCCGAGCCCAACATCGTTGCAGGCACGGGGATTGGTCAAGTGCAAGCGCTCAGCCCTTCTGACTTTCTTGCTGCGAATCCGAGAGTTCCTGGAACTGTAGCTATTACGGTAGCAGGGACAATCACTAATAACGATCCGATTACGGTTAACGTCAAAGCGCCTTATATCAATGGTGGCGTCGCGGTGCCCGTTGCGGTAACAGCTTTAACTGGAGATTCTACTGCGACCCTTGCAGAGAAAATTGCCAAAGCTATAAACGACAACGCAATTCTCGACAATTTCGGAGTTTATGCAGATGCAGTTTCCAACGTTGTTACTCTTAGTTGCCCTGGACCAATGTCGGCAGGACTCTTGCTCACTACAGCGGTTGGCGGTTCAGCAACTGAAACTCTAGCTATGTCGCCATCAAACGGTATCCCCACCGGTGGCAGCGGACCAGTCATTCCATATCAAACCTTTCCTTATGCCTTCCAAGGATCCATTATTGAATTCCGAGTTGGCGTACCCAAACTTGTTTCGGCCGCACTTGCTGCCGCACTCGTAGCGGATGGCCAACAGGTCTATTAAAACCGAGGTTGGAATGAGTGAGACTGGACTGACTGAAGCAGATATCAAAAAACGCCTTGAAGCGAAAACAAAAAAAGAGCAAGACGAAAAAGATTCGACCGCAGCCAAGAATATAGAAGCCGTAAAACCTAGAAGGCGAAGAGCCTACAAGGTAATGCAGGATTTCAACACCCTTCTGAATAACTCTTACGTAGAGTGCAAGAAAGGTGACCGATTAACCGATCCTGATGACACTTACTTGATCGAGCACTGCTTAGCAAACGAACTGCCGATTGCGCCTGACAGTGTTGAATTTGTCCAGTGCCCCTGCGGTTGTGACCATATCTTTGCTGTAGAAAAATGAGGTCGATATGTCTCTTGGCGATGCGGTAAAAATCCACATTCGACGCCATTTGATGTATCCCATGGCTGGTTTGCCCTCTGCTTCCGCGGCTGGCAATTCACTCATGATCTCGGATTTTGGTTTCCAATTCAACTCGCTTTATCCTGCGATGGAAGAGCGAATGGATACCATGTCGCCAGGGGAAGAAGCTGTTGTTACCGGCAAAGCCTATGGCGCGATCGCTTTATCTGGTTTAGTGCCAACCGCAGGTAATCAAGTTACTCTCGTCTTTACTGGCGGCGGCTTATCTGCGCCTGAAACCGTTGTAACAACCGTCGTAGCAGGTGACACTAATCTGACTTTCCTTGCTCGCATAGTAACTGCAATCAACCAAGACTTAGTTTTACAAGCTGCTGGATTTTCGGCTGTTAGTCCATGGAGCGCGAACATCTTCCAGGGCGCCAATATCAACTTTCCGGAAATCGCCTTCCTCAACCCAAATCCTTTTACTTTCACGGCAGCCTCTACTGGAACCACAGGCATCGCCGTTACCGGCTTGGGCGCACAATTAGATCCAAGAGTCACCGTCAATAGCAATCCGCTCACCATCGTTGGCGGCTATGTGCCAATTTTGAATTACCTTGAAAACGCCATTGGTGGCGCAACTGCTAATGCCGACGTCGCGAAGGCTGAGACTTTCGTCCACGACGCTCGAGAAATCGAGAAGCGCATCCAGCTGTATGAATATTGGCTGCAGCGGCTTGCCACCATGATGGGCGTACGGGTTTGGAACCCTGCTGGTCAGCGCTCTGGTCGGTGTTATCTATGACTGATTCATCAGCTATTCAACAGCATATTGAGTATGGGCGCGGTAAAGCCGCAGCCTATACTGGTTTGAAGTATGACGTTTATAGACTTAGCTCGACTTCGAACGGCGATTTTATAGCATCAGGCAACCAAATCGCCAGTGGAATTTGGGCGCGTCGGATTCAACAGCGCCAATTTAAAGGAGCTCTGGAAACTCCTGTTAAACCTGAAATGCTTCTTTATCAAGTGATTGCGGATCTTCGCAATTTCACTATTGGTGATGTCTTTATTCAAGACGATCCAAACTTCCAAGCTGGTTTTACTTCCGTTAATTACGCTACAAGCGAATTTAACGGCTTCGCTCTCGCCTCACACGAAGCTCTTGAGCAAGTTATTGGGCCGCGTCTGAACAAGAACGCGCAGTTTTATAGACAAACAGCTGCAGTATCGGTTGGAAGTTACACGTCGTCATCAGCAGAAAATGCTTTGCCTTTGATTTGCACTGATGGGCTTTATGCATTTGGTGCGAAAGGCTCGACAGCAAGCAAAATTCCAGTCGGTCTGACACCGCTGCAAAATACGTATGGCGATCGTGATTACAGCGACGTTGGCGGTATGCCCCGCAAGTCAGCTTGGCGCTTATATATCCCACCAATGCCTTTCGCTGCGGTCAACGGTCAGCAAGCAACATTGCGCGAAGGCGACCGCGTCATTATGAGTGATGGAGCCCAATATAAAGTTCTCGTCGAGTATAGCCAAGACGTCGGAGTAACGGGCTCAGAGCTTTTCCTTGAAAGAGAGCAAACCAACATCTAATGGCTACCTGGTTCACCACTATGAATGGATTAGCGTTGGCGCTTGCTGCGGCAACTGAATCACTGCCATTTGAAGTCGGTCAAATATCGATCGGACCATTGAGCGAAACGCAAATTGGCGCAATAGCTCAAACCAACAACAGCAGCACACCAAGCACGGCAATCGTTCTCGACGACTATATGCCAAGCGTTCCGGCTATCAAACACTCGCCATCGGTGATGGGGACGATTCTGAATCCAACTGGCATCTCGGTTGTGTTAAGCAACAATAGTATTCCGGCAAATTCCTTTGAAACTTTGACTGTTTCTGGTACTCCGAATTTTAATGACGCAATTTCACTACAGGCAACGTACAAGTATCTCAGCAATGTAACTGTTAATAGCGCACTAGAAGTGAAACAAAATTACGGAGATGCCGCGACTTATGTTTGTCCCTCTTCTGGCGCCCAGACCGCAGCGCAGGTTGCTACAGGTCTAGCGGCTGCTATCAACGCTCGCGCTCCTTTGAATGCATGGTTGTCAGCGACAGCGAGTGGTGCAATCGTCACCATCACTAATAATTCGAACGTAAATATTCCGATTCAAAGTTTTTGCGGAAACGTTCTTGGCCAAATTCATCAAGTCGGCATCGATATGACTGCCACCAAAATTGAGATCTGGGCACCAAGCGCCTTGGTAAGAGATCAAATTTCAGATCTGGTACAAGAGTGGATCGCAGCGACTTCAGTTACATGTGGCTTCAATTTGCCATCAGGCGAAATCATCATGCTCAAACGTGGCGGCTCAGTCAACGTAAACGCAGACAACAAGTCCAATATCTATCGCCGTGTCTTCATCGTTAACCTGTACTATCCGGTAACTTTCCAAGACAACGCGTATTCAATTCTTGCAGCGCTGCCTTCAAACACTTTTCAGTAAATAACCTTTGACAAAGTTATTTACGTGTTCGCACAATTGATTTGGCTGGCCAAGGTGCCACCAGATCGAGCCAAGGTGCTCCGCGGGTGTTGCGACCCACGTAAAAATTTCTAAATAGCTAGATCGGGCCATGGTGCCTCTCGTAGACGTTTCTACTAGGAGCATTACATGCCTCAGTTTGTCTCAAATCAGGCTTTTAATCCAGCTGCAGTGCAGGCTGATGACTTATACATCCGCGTTCTACCGCCTCCTAGTTTCATCACTGGTTTACCAGCTGACATTCTGGCCATTGTCGGAACTGCGCAGTGGGGACCATTAAACCAACCCATCTTGCTTGGTTCGCCTCTGGACATGATCCAAGCTTATGGCAACATCACAGCAGCCTCAGTGAGTGATCCATTCGATTTGCCGACAAGTTGCATGGCTGCTTTCGAACAATCACAATCACCATCAAGCCTTCAATTGCTCGGCGTGCGCGTTTCAGACGGCACGGACACAGGTGCCACTTACGCACTAAAAGATACAACGCCTACCACACCTTTAACGGGTGCAACGGTTACAACGCTCTACACCGGAACGCTCGGCAATCAAGTTGAGATCGTTATCAGTGCTGGTACGAATGCCAACAGTTTCAATGTCACTGTGGTGCCATTCTCTGGTGGCTTAGCTGAAAACTATCCTAATATTCCTGGATCGGCTGGTGCTAATACCACTTTCTGGGCAAACTTGGCGAAGGCTATCAACACAGGCATGACTGGTGTTCGCGGTCAGAGCTTGCTGGTTAAAATCACTTCTCCGAGTTCAACTGCACTACCACCGGCTCTTGGAACGTTCATGCTTTCGGGTGGAACGGATGGGCGTTCAGTAACTTCAGCGATGTTGATCGGAAGCGACAGCGTTGCGCCAAAGACAGGAATTTACAGCCTACGCTCACTATCGACACCGCCAGGCTTGATGTTTGTATCAGGTCTGACCGACAACACCGTATACGCCACTATCCAAGCGATGGTGGACAGCGAAGGAATGATGGGGATCTTGTGCTTGCCACAGGGTACGACTGCAGCCGCTATCACAGCCAAACAGGGCTACGGTATCGACGACTACAACATCATCTTCGTTAAAGATTGGGTGCAATGGTACGACAGCACCAATGGTGTCACTCGCCAGATCCAGCCTTCACCAATCATTGGTGGAGCGATCGCTTGCCTCCGTCCAGACATCTCGCCTTCAAACAAACCCGTTTATGGCGTTGTCGGAACTGAAAGACAAAGTCCTCAGATCGGCAACATCCCTTATTCAGAAGCTGAGATCGGTCAGCTTGAATCCAACGGGATCATGTTCATCACTCAACCATGCCCTGGTGGAAATTATTGGGGCATGAGACACGGTCAGAACAGCAGCTCAAACGCTGTGGTAGCTCCTGTTGAATATTCACGCATGAC